GAGCTCTCACAAAAAGTCATTTTGAACAGTTTTCTCCGAGCCGGTAGACCGATATATGGCGAAGAAAAAGAAGTCTGTTCCTAGGGGCCAAAACGAGAGCCTAATCGTGCGTTCTAAGACTGCCCTCCGGAGGATGCTCCGGATCTCGGATAAGACTCTCGGCGACTGGATCGCCCGAGGGATGCCCGTCCGCCCTGACGGGACGTTCGACTTCGTCGAGGTCGCGAGGTGGAGGATTCACGAGGCGATCGACGCAGCGAGTCGCAAGCAGAAGGGGAGCGACGGCGAGGATCGGTACAGGAAGGCGAAGGCCGAGATAGAGGAGATGAAGCTCGCGAGCATGCGTGGGGAGCTCGTCCCTCGAGACGACGTCGAGGCCGCGAACGTCGCGAAGGTTCTCGCGGTCAAGCGCGCTCTCCTCGCGCTCCCGAAGCAGCTCGCGCCGGCGCTCGCCGGCCGTGAGGCTCGCGAGATACAGGCATACCTGACCACGCGCATCGAGGACGTCGTCGCGCGGTTCTCTGGTGTCGCGATCGCACCGAAGAAAAAGCGGAGGAGGTCGAAGAAAAAACGATGACGACAGAGGTCTGGTCTCCGGCTGAGCGCGCCGCGTGGCGTCTCCCCGCAAAGATCTCTGTCAGCGAATGGGCCGACGAGCATCGAGTGCTCCTCCCGCGGACTTCCGCGGAGCCCGGAGCGTGGCGAACCGATCGGACGCCGTACCTCCGCGAGATCCAGGACGCGTTCTCGGATCCGTTCGTCGAAGAGATCACCGTTATGAAGGCGACCCAGCTCGGCGGGACCGAGGCCATGTATAACATGCTCGGGTACGCGATCGACCAGGATCCGGGACCGGCGCTCCTCGTCATGCCGCGCGAAGAGGATGCGCGAGGCGTCTCGAACAACCGCGTGCTCCCCATGATCGAAGCGTCGCCTGCGCTATCGAAGCACGTCTCGAAATCGGCGTCTGACGTGACCCGTCTCGAGTATAGACTCGATCACATGAGCGTCTACTTCGCCGGCTCGAATTCGCCGGCCGCACTCGCGTCTCGGGCAATCCGCTACCTCTGGCTCGACGAGGTCGATAAGTTCCCGAAGTTCTCCGGCCGGGAATCGGATCCGATCAAGCTCGCAACCGAGCGGACCCGGACGTTCTGGAACCGCAAGATCATCAAGATTTCGACGCCGACGACGCGGGACGGCTACGTCTTCAGGGAGTACGAGAAGAGCGACCAACGGCGCTACTTCGTCTCGTGTCCGTTCTGTGGCGTCTACCAGCCGCTCGTTTTCTCGAACATACGATGGCCGGAAGGCGAGCGGGATCCGGAGAAGGTCAAGAACGAGCGCCTCGCGTGGTATCGTTGCGCGAAGTGCGAGAAGCGGATCGAGGACAAGCACAGGCCGCGGATGATCGACGGCGGCGTCTGGGTTCCTGAGGGGTTGACCGTCGGGAAAAACGGGAAGCTCCGCGGGAAGTTCGAGGACACAGGTCATCGCGGGTTCTGGATCTCGGCGCTCTATTCGCCGTGGCTGACATGGTCAGAGATCGCGGCCGAATTCCTGCGGTCAAAGAACTATAGCGAGTTGCTGATGAATTTCATCAACTCATGGCTGGCCGAGATCTGGGAGGAGAAGGCTCACGAGATGCTTCCGGACGAGCTCGCCGGAAACGTCTCGCGCTATTCGGAAGGGACCGTCCCGGCCGGAGCCATGATCTTGACGGCCGGCGTCGACGTTCAGAAGGATCACTTCTACGGGATCGTCAGAGGCTGGGGTGTCGGCGAGGAGTCGTGGCTGATCAGGGCTTGCCGCATGGAGTCGTGGGAAGACGTCGAGCGGCTGATAATTCACGCGACGTTCCCGCGAGACGGGAGCGGCGAGGACGTTCCGGTTCGACTCGCGTGTGTAGACTCGGGCTACAGGACGTCTGAGGTCTACGAATTCTGCCGAACGTGGCGCGAGATCGCTCGGGCGATAAAGGGGCATCAGTTCCTCAGGGGCGCGCCGTATCGCGTCAGCATGATCGACCGGCACCCCGGATCCGGCGCGCCGATCCGCGGCGGTCTCTCGCTCTGGCACGTCGACGTCTCTCACTTCCGGGACAAGATCGCGCGACTCGTCTCGACGGAGCCTGGGGATCCGGGTCAGTGGCATCTCTTCGAGGAGATCTCGGAGGAGTACGCGCGGCAGTTCTGCGCATACAAGAAGGTCGTCGAGCGCGATCGTCGGAGCGGGATCGCTAGGGAGATCTGGAAGCTCCGCGTCTACGGCGCGGACGATCACTACAACTCGTGCGAGGTCTACGCCGCGGCCGGCGCTGACATGCTCCGCGTCTCTACCATGAGGCCTCCGGGCGAAGCGCCGGCGCCAGAGCCGGCTCGAGAACGGACCGGATCTTGGCTACGCGGCGGACGCGGCGGGAGGTGGATTCGGTGACGAACGGCTGGGTCGGGAAGAAAAAAAACTGGCTGCGGAAGAAGCGCCGGAACGCGGCCGCGGATCCGGAACCGGAGCCAGAATACGGGACCGTCTATCACGTCGTGAAATGCCCTCGTTGCGGGTCTAGGCGCGTGAAATGCTACAGAACCGTTGAGACGACGCGCTACTATCGCTGCCTCGAAACAGACTGCGAATTCCGGTTCAAGGCGGTTCCTGCAGACTGACGGCGTTACCAAATACTGGTAACGCCTATTGGACAAGCCCTCGAATTTCCCTCTATACTTCTAGCGAGCTGTCTTGTTCTTTGCCTTCTTGACTAGGTCTGTCCCCGCGGGTCCGGAGATGAACCCGCGGGGACGCCTCCGGAGGATGCCTATGCCGACGAAACAGGAATTGCTTGACGCGGTCGAGAACGCGATTCTCGCGAAGCTGAACGGTAACGCCGTTCAGTCATACTCAGTAGGGGGACGAAACATCCAGTATTATTCGCTTAAGGCTCTCTACGATCTCCGCGATAAACTGATGGCGGAAATCGGAGCCGAGAACGGAACGACGAATTACGCATCATTCGAGAGGCCGACCTGATGGGTAAATGGGCAGACAGGCTCGACAGGGCGATCGGTTTTTTCTCCCCGAAGCGCGAGTATTCGCGTCGGCTGTACCGTGCGGCGAATAAGTTCTCGAGGTATCGCGGGGCCGAGAAGAACAGGCTCAGAACCGACTGGAACCCGCTCGGCGGATCGGCCGACGCAGACATATTGAGCGACCTTCCGACGCTCCGCGATCGCAGCCGCGACCTGAACCGGAACGACGGAACTGCGGCAGGCATAACCGCAACAATGACGAACAACGACGTCGGGACCGGGATCCGGCCGCAGTCGCGGATCAATTACGAGATACTCGGCATATCGGAGGAGAAGGCCGAGCTCGTCAAGCGGCAGGCTGAATACTCATTCAGCAAGTGGGTTCCGTATTCTGACGCTGGATGCCGGATGTCGTTCTATCAACAGCAGGCGCTGATCGACCGGCAGATCCTCGAGAACGGCGAGGCGATCGTCTTGCCGATGAGGCTCGCCGACTCGTGGAGGCCGTATTCTCTAGCCGTCGAGATCATAGAGGCCGATCGGCTCGACACGCCGCGTGACAAATTCGCCGAGAAGGATATCAGGAGCGGCGTCAGAATCGGGAAGCACGGCGAGCCGGTGAGCTATTTCATACGAAAAACTCATCCCGGAGACTCGACGCTGTCGACGAACCGGAGCAACGCGTCATCGAACTACCTCGAGATCCAGGCTCGGAACGAGTTTGGGGCTCCGAACGTGATTCATTTATATTTGGCACAAAGACCCGGACAGACGCGCGGCGTTCCGTTCTTCGCTCCGGTCCTGACGCTGTTCAAAGACATGGCGGACTACCTTGAGGCCGAGGTCGTGACCGCGAGGATCTGTGCGTGCTACAGCTTATTTGTGAAGAAAATGGACCCGTACAGCGCGGCGACGAACGCGGCGGCAAGCACGAATGCGAGTAGCCAGAGGGTCAACGAGCTCGAGCCGGGGATGATCGAATACTTGAATCCGGGGGAGGAGATCCAGTCATTCTCACCGGAGCACCCAGGCGGATCGTTCGAGCCGTTCGTCGAGAGGATGCTCCGGATGATCGGGGCGTCGCTCGGACTTCCGTACGAGCTCGTGTCAAAGGACTTCTCGAAGACGAATTATTCGAGCGCGCGAGCGGCGCTGCTCGAGGCGCGGCGCTATTTCCGGATTCGTCAGAAGTGGCTCGCCGACTCTCTCTGCCAGCCGATCTGGGACCTCGTTCTCGAAGAGGCCTATCTGAAGAACGAGTTGAGCGTGAGCAATTTCTACAGCCGGAAGTTCGACTGGACCCGCGCGCACTGGATCACCCCAGGATGGGAGTGGGTCGATCCGTTGAAGGAGGCGAAGGCCGCTGAGACGGCCCTGAAGATCAACATGACGTCACTCGCCGACGAGCAGGCGGCTCAGGGAAGGGATTGGGAAGAAACTATGGAGCAGCGGTCTCGCGAGGAGAAAAAGCGCGACGCGCTTGAGCTGCCAGATAACCTGTCGCCTAAACAGACGGCGGCGTTCAACGAAAAAAGGGAGAACGTAAATGCCATACCCTAACGAGCACTCAGCGAGACTTCAAGATCCTGGAATGAAGAGGATCCGTACCAGGAGAACGAAGGGATCCGGAAACGGGAAGGTACAAGGAGTCAAGATCCCGTCGAGCATATCCGTGATCTGGTATATAATCAAGACGCGCGACGGCGGCGAGGCTCCGGTCGCTCAGGCCTTGAGGTTCCCGATTTCGAGCTGGGGAAAGAGCCCGACGAAGGCAAAGAGCTGGCTCAAGAATCATAAGATCAAATACAAGAGCTTCGAGGCGGCTGCTCCCGAGAAACAGTCGCTTGCCGACGACGGTCAGTACAGCTGCGAGTGTATAGAGTGCGGCTACAAGGAATCGTACGACGACCACTGCAGCGATCACGAATGCCCGAAATGCGGAGGCCAGATGCGTCGCGCAGATCGCCCAGGGCCGGGGCAGCCAAAGCAGTCAAGGCAGTCGACGGAGAAGATCCCTGCGGCCGCGCTACGGTTTCGCGAGGAAGACGCCGGCGTAACCGTTCTGGCGGCAAAGGAGGACGAACCGGACAAGCCGAGGTTCCAGATGATCGCGAATTCGGGGAAGGTGATTCAGAACCACCCGTACTGGGGCAACTTCGCGGTCGACATGAAAGGGATCAAGATCGGAAATAAGCGCAAGCCGGCGCTGAGGGATCACGACACCGGCAAGATCGTCGGCTGGACGGAGAACATAGTCGCCGACGAGAAGGCCGGGATCGTCGCGCAGGGCTACTTTTCGCAGACGACCGAGCACGGCAGAGAGGCTCAGGGCCTCGCAGACGAGAAGTTCCCGTGGCAGGCGTCGATCTATATCCCGCCGACGAAGATCGAGCGCGTCGAGGAAGGCGAAGAGGTCGAGGTGAACGGTTACGCCCTGAAGGGGCCTGGGACCGTTTTCCGGAAGTCGATCCTCCGCGAGGTCAGTTTCTGCGCGCTCGGAGCGGACGAGAGGACCAGCGCCGTCGCGATGAGCGACGGTGAGGCAATAGAACTGGACGTGGAAGTGTTGGGCTATGAGTCAGTATCAGAGGAGACAGAAATGGACGAGCTGACGATTGAGAAGCTCCGCGAGGAGCACGCAGATCTGTGCGAGCAGATCGAGAATGAAGCAGTCGACAAGTTGAAGGTCGACGACAAGGTCGAGGAGGCGCTCAAATCCGAGAGAGAGCGCATCTCCGGGATCTTGAACGTGGCAAAGGAGTTCGAGCAGTTCGAGATCGCTGTCAAGGCGATCGAAGACGGCGAGACCGTCGAGCAGGCTGAGTTGAAGCTGAAAGGTCAGCAGATCGAGAAGCTGAAGGCAGCGGCGACGCAGGCTCCCGGACCGAACGACGCGCCGAAGGACAACCCGCTCGAGGGACTCGAGGGAGATGAGCTGTTTGAAGCCGAATGGCAGAAAGACGCGAAGCTCCGCGATGAGTTCATGAGCAAAGAGGACTATCTCGCATTCCGCCGAGCAGAGGGGCGCGGCGTAGTGAAGATCCTCAAGAAGTAAGGAGAAAACCGAATGACTACACTTGCAGACAATGAGGTTCGGAAATACGAAGCCAGCGGCGTTGATTCGTACGGCGACCAGCCTGCGGTAGCCGCTGACATCGTCTACGAGGGAGCGGCCGTTGGTGACAACGGTTCCGGCTACGGCCGGCCGCTCGTGGCAGCCGATCCGTTTCTGGGTTTCGCGACCCGTAAGTGCGACAACTCAGACGGGGCGGCAGGCGACCTGTATATTCGCGTGATGGAGCGTGGCTACGCCGTGCTCGCGGTCACTGGCGTGACCGGTCCCGGCGACGTCGGAGACGACGTCTATGCGACGGACGACAACACGTTCACGAAGACGAGCTCCGGCGCGTCTGCGATTGGAACGATTGAGCGTCACATCAGCGGAACGACATGCGTCGTCTACTTCGAGAGCGTGACAGTACGCTCGATCTAACGCTCTAGGAAAAAGGAGACAAACGAATGGATCAAAGCGGACTTGGGTCAAGAGCAATAATCGGGCGGTTTTACAACACGCTCGAGGCGAGCTTCGGTGCCGCGTGGATCGGCAAGATTGGAATGAAGTTCGATTCCGACCAGGAGTCGGAAGAGTACAAGTGGCTCGGGATGTCCCCGATGCTGCGTGAGTGGATCGGCGGTCGTCAGGCCAACAACCTGAGAGAGAACGGCTACACGATCCGGAACAAGAAGTTCGAGGCCACGCTCGAGCTTGCGGTTGACGACATGCGCCGGGACAAGACCGGCCAGATCCAGGTGAGGATCGACGAGCTCGCCGACCGCGCGAACGACCACTGGGCGAAGCTCATGTCGACGCTGATCGAGAACGGCGAGAGCACCGTTTGCTACGATGGTCAGTATTTCTTCGACACCGACCACAGCGAGGGCGATTCGGGCACGCAGACGAACGACCTCACTTCAGCAGACTACAGCGAGCTGAACGTGACCACGCCGACGAACCCGACCGCGGACGAGCTGGCCGACATCATCCTCAAGATGATTCAGCACCAGTATTCGTTCAAGGACGACAAGGGCGAACCCATGAACGAGATGGCCAAAAACTTTCTCGTCATGGTCCCGATTCCGTACTGGGCCGCTGCATTGCAGGCGATCACGAAGAACAACCTGAACACCGGCTCCGGCGTTCGGGAGAACCCGCTCGTCAGCGACGAGTTCTCGGTCACTCTCGCGGCAAACGCGAGGCTGACGTGGACGACAAAGCTCGCCGTGTATCGGACCGACGCTCGGACCGCTCCGTTCATCCTGCAGGAAGAGCAGGACGTGACGATGAGCGCAATCGCCGAGGGCTCTGAAGAGGAGTTCAAGAACGATCGCCATCTGTACGGCGTCAAGGCGATCCGCAACGTCGGGTACGGGTACTGGCAGCAGGCCGTCCTCGCGACGCTCAGCTGATCGGAAACCACGGGAAAGCGGCGCGTGTCTCTCGGCGCGCGCCGCTATCCCTAAATACAAGGAGAAAGGCGTGAAGATTCAACTGGTCTTGAAAGGCAATCAGAGGGTCGGGACGGACGTCCGGCATCCGGGGTTCGTTCTCCTCGAAGGGATGGCTCCAGAGAACGTGACGCACGAAGCTGTGAACAAGGCGATCCAGAACAAGATCCTGCAGGCGGTCCCGGCCGAGGAGAAGGCTCCCGAGCCGGTCGCTCCGGATCCGGAACCACCGGCTCCTGAGCCTCCAGCTCCCGAGCCCGAGAAAAAGCCTATTGCGAAACCGAAGGCGAAGTCGAAAAAGAAACCGAAGAAGAAAAAGAAATGAGCTTTCTCGAGAACATGGACGGCGACATGCAGAACGTGATCCTGAATACTACGGAACACGCCGAGACGATCACGTACACCGTTCAGGGCGGAAGCCCGAAGTCGATCGAGGCCGTCGTCGATCGCGGCCGTTACGACGAGATCGAGAACGGACCTCAAGGCCTTCAGAGAAACCGCGAGATCGAGATCTGGATTTCGACTGATGCGACGGCCGGGATCGAGACGCCGTCGACGGACGACGAGGTCACGATCGACGGGAAGAACTGGAACGTCGAGCAGGTCATGGATCAGGACGGCTACGGCGCGCATTTGATTCTTTCGCGCCGCGAGACGATCGAGAAATCAGAGGACGACCACAGAATGGGGATGTCATAGTGGCGACGGCTCCTGACGGAATTTGGTCAAACGTCCTCTACAACGCG